AGGTGCAGCATCAGCCACAGGCAAGGATAGCATTGCTCTTGCTGCCGGATACGGGTGTAAGGCTAAGGGAGCTATAGGTTGCTGGATAGTCCTCGCAGAACGTGGAGAATGGAACGGTAATACCTACCCGATTAAGGAGGTCAAGGCGTTTGAAGTTGACGGGGAAAAGGTTAAGGCTGACACATGGTATATGCTAGTCAATGGAGAGCTTAAGGAGGTTTAGCGGAAGTAATTAATTCAAAACAGATCAGAAAAGGAGGTAATTATGGGATCATTTATAGCCCAACAGCCAAACGGCTTATATTGTAGGTTTAGTACAATCGTTGATACAGTTACGCACTACAATATGACAAAAGATGATTACATAGAACTATGCAAAGACCGATTAGGAAAGAAACGTGGAGAAGAAGAGGCTAATGATATTTTAAAAAACTATCTGCACCCTTTTAACGATGTTCTTGAGCGATTTATCCCTAATAATGATTCGGTTGAAGAGTTTAATATCCGTTTGAAAGAAATGGGATATATGGATGAGTTTAATGGATAATCAATATAGAAAGGATTAAAAGATGATACTTACTACTGATAAGATGGTATTTGTTACTGATTTAGAAAATTCGGACGAATATATTGAGAATCTTATAACTGAATATGGCACTAATCAATATCGCATAAAGGTTGACCGGACACTCAATCCACCATATTATCAATTATTTTACGAATGGAAAGAAGGCAAGCGAACGCTTAATAATCATTTGTTTTCTTCAAGTAGATTGGAAAAGATTGTGGATTACATTAATCAGAATATTCAATAAAATATAGAGATGAAGCAAAGTAAATTGACTCATGGCTCTCTGTTTAGTGGGATAGAAGGTTTCGGCTTGGGTGCAGCGTTTGCCGGAATAAAAACACTTTGGAGCTGCGAATATGAAGACTATCAAGCAAGTATAATCAAAAAAAATTTTGGAGAAAACCATGAAATCAACAGAGATATTAGAACGTATTCAAATCCAACATTTGTTGACATCATCAGCGGTGGATTCCCTTGCCAAGACATCAGCGTTGCTGGAAAAGGTGTCGGAATTGTCGGTGAAAGAAGTGGCTTATGGACTGAAATGTACCGAGTTATACGGGAAGTTAGACCTAAATACATCATCATTGAAAACAGTCCAATGCTCCTTATTCGGGGATTTGAACGGGTTTTATGCGACCTTTCCGAAATCGGGTATGATGCAGAATGGCAATGTTTATCAGGCACCGACTTTGGCATACAACAGGGTCGGGAGCGATTATATTGTATTGCCTACTCCTGTGAAGTCAACGGCAAAAGGAGCATTCAAGAATCGATATTTCGGAAGCCCTACCTATCGGGGCAATATACACGAGTATATCCGGGATGGAGAACAAGACAGTCAATACCCTCACCCCGATTTGCTGGAAAGTCTAATGAACTTCCCGATAGGGTGGACAGAACGGAGTGTATAGGCAATGCAGTACAACCTATAATTGCGCACTATTTATTTGAATGTATTAAGATTTTCGATAAACAATTAGAGTAAAACAGATCAGGAATGAATACACAATTTGAACGGTCAGCATGCGCTACCGATGAATGGTATACGCCGAAGGAGATTATAGATGCGTTGGGTGAATTTGATTTAGATCCGTGTGCCCCGGTCAACCCACTATGGCAAACAGCTAAGGTGATGTATAACAAAAACGTCGATGGGTTAAAACAGGAATGGAAAGGCCGTGTATGGCTAAACCCGCCTTATTCCCGGCCTCTAATTGAAAAATTCATCAGCAGGATGGCAGAGCATGGAAACGGTATCGCTTTACTTTTCAATCGTTGCGATTCAAAGATGTTTCAAGACATCATTTTTGAAAAAGCAACGGCGATGAAGTTTTTGCGCAATAGGATTCGTTTCTTTCGCCCGGACGGGACTCGTGGAGATTCACCCGGTTGTGGTTCCATCTTAATCGCTTTTGGCGAGGATAATGCGGAGATATTAAGGACTTGTAATATGGCAGGTAAGTATGTTAGAATCAATTAGAATGACAAAAAACATGAATAAGGAAGAATTTCTGAGCAAAAGAGACGCCATTGATTTAACGCTAAAAGATTTGAATGGCGAAAAGAAGAAGTTGGAAAAGGAATACATTGAATCCAACCAAGGATTCAATGTTGGAAGCAAGGTCTGTATAACGGTCCCGGCTCATGAAAGGTTTTCTCCTTTGAGCAATGAAAGGATATTGGTCCCCGAAGCGAAGAAGTTAGCCTATATTGCAGATTATGAGATTGATGATAACGGAGAGGTTGTTCCCTCTTTAAGACAGTTGGATTACAATGGGGGCATGTCAGAAATGCCTTTATATGTTAATTTTAAAAAGGTTATAATTGAATTAATGTAAATCAGAACAGAAATGAATACTAAAACATTTCAAGAAGTCGCCAGGATTTGGAGTGCTGCGAAGCAGCCCATTATAAAGCATGCCACGATGTGCGCGTATATGCTTACCCTTCAAACCCATTTACTCCCATATTTTGGGACGGAGACAGCTATATCGGAAAGCGACGTTCAGAAATTTGTTCTCTACAAGCTTTCCTCTGGTCTTGCTAAAAAAACCGTAAGGGATATTGTGGCGGTGCTGAAATCTATAGTCAAGTATGGTGGGAAACATAAGTTATTCCCTTATGAGGAGTGGGAGATAAACTATCCTACAGATACCGAATCTCACCGTTTGCCTACTTTGTCCTTAAACCATCAACAGATACTGATGAGCCATCTCACCGAATCCCCAACTCCTAAGAATATAGGCATTCTGCTGTCTCTGTGTACCGGCATGAGGATTGGAGAGGTGTGTGCCCTGCGATGGGAAGATGTGGATTTCAGACAGAAGGTAATCACCATTAGTTATACAGCAGGAAGGATATACAACTGCGAATCAAGAACTACGGAAAGGACTTTCACTTCTCCCAAAACACGAAATTCATACCGGGAGATACCTATCTCAAGACAGCTTCTCTTTGCCTTGAAGGAAGTAAAGAAAATATCTCCGTCCCGATTTGTAGTAGGAACATCAGAACGTCCGGAAGATCCCCGTTCTTACCGTGATTTCTTTGCCCGGCTCTTGAAGCGTCTGAATATTCCGCACATTGTGTTTCATGGACTCCGGCATACATTTGCTACCAGATGCATTGAAAGTCAATGCGATTATAAGACAGTGAGTGTAATTCTTGGACATTCGAATATCGCTACCACACTCAATTTATATGTGCATCCCAATCTCAATCAAAAACAAAGATGCATTGAGCGAATGAGCAACTTCTTAAAAATTAAATGACCCTCAAAACAGTATAGAAATGAAGATAATAGCAAAACAAGGTTCAGAGCTTGAGAAGCTACTGAAGCAAATGAATGAACAGCTTATGCGCGAACAAAACGAAGCTAAAGATATGATTCAAGAATATTGTGGTTCAAGGCCGGATAGCCTCGGATATGGATGGGCATTTGGAATAACCGCTGAGTGGCTTTATACTCTTATTGGATTTGATGATAAGGAGTTTGTTCCTGAGAAACTGATTCCGAATAATGATGATAAGAAGCATCCGTGTTGGAAAATCGATAAACGAAAGAAAGAATGTCGTGAATTTATTGATAAATGGCGTAGAAAGTTTCGAGGTATAGATGGTAGGCCACTTAATAAATTTGGGATTCCGGTAATGCATGAAGAAACAGGACGCTACTTCCATTGGCTCCCGGTTGAAAAAGATGGTATCTATTATGTCTCAGTAGGTTCTTCTCTTCTTGATTGTATGCCATCTGCAAAAAGTGAGCAGTTTGAGATAGAGGTTTAACGTATAACCAAGATAGATATGAAACAGAAGTTAGAAGAAGTACCCAATAATGATCATGAATCATGGAGTTCAGCAAGAGCACTTGGTCCTATGGCAAGAAGAGAAGAATACAGAAACCTATGTTATAATTTTGAATATAAACGAGGTTCTAATATCCCTCACTGTGCAAAGAAAGGTGTATGTGATGAGGATTGTGAATATATGAAAAATTTTAAAGGATAAGGCAATGAAAGGAAAAACGAAAATCGGCATTGAGCTTTCAAAAACAGAAATGCTTGTCATTGGGACAGAAGTGGAAATCATAGATATTCTTCGCTATGGATGTGGTATATTATACATGTGTATTACACCATCAGGAATCCGTATTCCTATTGAGGCTCATAAAATAGATATAACAGATTATACACCAATTAGAAAATGAATATTTTGGTAAAATGTTTAAAAAAAGAAGTGCCTTACAGATGGTATAAGAAAGGGAAGAGGGTATTCCAACTAACCCCTCAAGAGATGTTTGATAAAGAATATCGATATTTTCTTTACGAATATATTGAAAACAACTATAAGAGTGGATGTCACATTATAGGATTTTATCTTTATGATGATATGGTCCAAATAACAGAAGATGAGTGGAAGAACGCTTTAAAAAATTGTATGAACGCATATTAAAATCGGAGTAAATATGAAAAAAGTAACGATAATATGTGATGCATGCGGAAGAGAGATACAGCCATCGTATTTCCGCAGCGCAAGATTGGATTTCAAGGTGGATAAATGGGATGGTGGCTCTGTTGGTGGAAGGGAAGATATATTCATCCAAGAAGCCGACTTATGCTCGGAATGCGCCCATAAGTTACAGAAATTTATAGAGAACGAATTGAACATTCAACCACATCACCCTAATTGATTAAATTATGAAACAGACAGTAGAAGAAGCAGCCCGCACCCATTGGAATGAAAGTACATATAATAAAGATGCAGAGCTTGCCTATGATGAAAGAGA